ATGAACACGGCACACAAGATCAGTCAGCAGTTCAGGGATTTCATCGCAGCCCTCGGCGGGGCAGCGGGCCTGATTACTGCGGGCTCAGTTTTTGTACTGGGAATCCTTGCAGGCTGGGCTGTCTTTCAAGAACGGCCGCCGTCTAAACCTCTTTCACCAGGGTCGATCGCTGATGGTCTAGCAGCGCTTGGTGCTCTTGTTGGTGCTGCATCTACCATCTTCATTGCCGTGCTTGCCTCTCGAGAGGTTGCTAGGAGGAAGAAGGAAGCGCTATCAATCTCAGTGTCAATTTCATGCTGGCCTGTGGTGGCGGACATGGAACTGGCCGTCCGTATAAGCAGAATCGTCCCCGAGGGACGGGAGTTCTCTCGCGCCGACATCAAGCTACTAACCGAGGTAGCTCAGACCTTCATGACGCATGAAGAACTAAGGGATTGGGCTTTGGTCTCCGGCCTCCCTGCTGACGTGCTTCAGAGTGTTGCCACTGGCCGCTCTTTGTTGCATCAAGCGAGCGTCCAAGCAAGGCTAATCCGCAGAAATTCTGATCGGGGTGAGGATGTCCCTGCTATTGAAGTTTGGAGCCTTGTAGTGAAGATTGAGGAGGCCGCCGAGAAATTGCGCTACGCGGCGGACTACCTACACCAACAGATCGGGGGCCGGGATGTCCCGCCTTGGCGAAGCTGGAGGGGTACAAGGGATATGAGAACGATCCAGAGAGAGTTGACTCGTCGTTATCACAAGATTTAAAACATCAATCGTTTCACCGCTTGGTCGTCCCCGTCTGGAGTGAGATGAGCGTAGTACTTCTCCGTTGTTGCATAGTCTGCGTGCCCAGCAAGGACTTGCACGCGACGAAGTGGAACACCTGCCATCACCATATGAGCGCAGAAAGTATGGCGTAGCCTGTGAAGGTGACCGCCCACTCCAGCAAGCTCACAGTCCTTCTTGAACCAGTCAGACAAGGTGTCCTTGTGTACCGTGGCCAGCGGGTCTGGCAGGTGCCTCAGCGCCCACTTCGCATAGCGGTTTAGGGGGACTTCCCGCCATTTCCCTGACTTTGTCCGGCCTTCCCCGCTCTCGTCCGGGTCGCTCTCCACCAGCAGGCGACCGGCCACGACAGAGCTTTTCTCCAGACCGATGATCTCGCCCCGGCGCAGCCCGGTGTGGGCCATGAAGAGCCATAGCGGAGCCCGCCCAGGGTTCGCCCGGTACAGCCGGCGCATCGCCGCCCGGTCATAGAACTTGACGGCCACACTCCGCACGCCGCGAGGCGCCTTCACGGAGGCCAGCGGGTTCACATCCAGCTCTTTCCATTCGACGCCGCGGTTGAACGCCGCCTTCAACCGTCGAATCTCCTTACCCACGGTTTCCTTCGCAGCCTTATCGTCCAGCAGCCTGGCGCGCTTGTACTGCTCAACCTCGACCGCTCGGATGCTGTCGATCGGCCGGTGGCCGAAGCGCTCGATGAAGCGCTTCACCTCGCTCCTGGCCTTCGAGATCGTTGTCGGGTGCTCGGCCTCGTACCAGTCCAGATACCACTCTAGATAGTCACGGACCTTCGGCAGTCGTGCGAGGATACGGACGCCATGCGTCAGCTCGGCTTCTTTCGCGGCACGAATTCTCTCCGCCTCACGGGCGTCAGGTTGCCCAATGGACCTGCGAAAGCGCTCGCCGCCTTCCGCCCAGTCGAGGTAGGCCTTGCTGCCGCGCCAGTAGAGTCGAACCTTTGCCATTCCTCTGCACCTTCGATCGCGGCATAGAGCGCCGCCTTTTCGTACAACTGCTTTCCCATGAAGCGGCGGGGCGTGAGCCCGTAGCCCATGGCGTTCTTCCTGAACTGGCTGTTTGAGACGCCGCAGTAGTGGGCGGCTTCCTCGACGGTGAGCCAGTCTTTCCCTGACAGGTCGAGCCTTTCAGCGGCGCCCATTGGCGCCTCCCGCGGCGCTCTTCCTCGCCGTCGGCTGGTCCGCGAGACAGAGGTTGAACTGCACGACGTTGTCGGGGATGGTGGCCGGAGGCAGTGCCCGCGCGCTGCGAGGCGGCCGGTTGAGCCGGCGCCATGCTTCGATGGCCTTGTCGGGATCGGCATGCTTGCTGGTCGACCTGCAGGCGCACTCGACCAGGTGGCCCCCGCCGGCGGAGGCGCAGCGCTTATCGTGGATGTGGCGCGCGCGGTGGCCGGCGGCGCAGTTCGGCAACCCTTCCAGGTGGCTGATATGTACCTGGGTCATGGCTTGTTGCACTCCTCGATGTGGGCTTCGAGCTGTTCAATCAGGAAGGCGGCTTCGTTGGCCCTGCGGCGGCGTTCGTGCGTGCTGACCGGCACGGGGCCGGCGTCCCGGATCCACTTCAGCGGTTCAAGGAACCAGCTCGGGTCGACAGGCAGCAGCTTGCGCGGGTCGGGCTTGTTGTCGGGTGGGAAACAATCCGGCCCTGCCCAGTCCTCGCTCATCCCGCAGCGCGTGCACACGCGCCGCTGGAAGTCGTGGACCTTCTCGGGCTGGATTACGCGCGGTGTCTCGAACAGGGCGCGGACAACGAGCCCACGCTGGTGCGCGGCGTAGACGTGCCCTGCGTCGGCCTGCATCCAGCATCCCGGGCGGTGATCGTCCTTGTGGTGGTACTCCCAGCGCACTGGCTGCGCGGTGTAGAGCGCTTTCAGCAGGGTGTCGGCCCAAGCGCGCACCTGGTTGGCGGCAACGGGACCACTGGCGGGGTCGATGCGACGCATGGCAGAGACAACCGCGGCGACAGGCGACGATGCCTTGGTGGCCTCGACAACGGTGGCCGGGGAAATGGGCATTGGTGCGGTCATGCGGCTTGTTCCAGTTGCAGCGGCACGAACGTGCGGTTGGCCGCGTTGGTGGTAAGGATGTGGGTTCCCCACTGCTGGGCCATGGCCGCGGCAATCGCCGGGTCAAAGCGCGAGCGCTCCTTCTCTCGGTCGGGGCCAGGTGGCATCAGGTGGCAGCGGGCCTCGATCTTTCCGTGCTGCTCGATCACCTGCGCCTTCGTGTGGCTGGCTACCAGCGCCGGCCGGCCCAGCACACTCATGGCTAGGCCGTGCGGCTTCGAGTTCTCCGCGGCGATGTACTCGACCGGTGCGGCCATCAGGTCGGCGAACAGCAGTGCACCCTCCAAGAAGTCGCGCATGCGATTCGGGTACTTCGGATGCCGGCGGCGGTCAGGCTGCGGCAGTGCGGTGTCGTCCGGGTGGTACATCCAGCGGATGCCGGCCAACGTGTTGAAGGTGCAGTAGGGGTGGGCCACCATCGCCAGCCAGCGGCCGACCTGCAGGTGGTTCCGCACGTCGTCTTGGATGTGCCAGCGTGGGTCGCCCTCGCTGGGGCGTAGATCGCACGAGTAAGTCTCGAACCCGAAGGTGCGGAAGGCCGACGCCACTGTGTCGCTGTACTCGCAGGCCACGAGGATTGGTGGCTGGTTAGGCATGAGCGACCTCCACCGACCTGAACGGCATGGCAGAATGCCGACGAGTCCACAAGGGGGTCAGGGAATGAGCTGGTGGAATGCTGTAAGTACGTGTTGGCCGCCCGGAGAAGCTGGGTGTGTGGTTTGGTGGGATGCTTGGGCGGCGGTCGGTACGATCGGTGCCGTCATCACCGCGCTGGCTTTGGCCCGCGCCGAAGCCCGTCGAAGGAAGCGCGACGAGCGTGGTCGTTCTATGTGGGTTGCAATTTCTATAAGACCAGGACTGGTAGGTTGGCTGTCGCGCATCGCCGAGTTCCGCGACGCCTTGGATGGCGAGGGCCACCCCGACAGGCTCGATCTCATTTATCAGCAGCCCCATGACTTTTTGAAGCCCCCTGACACCATTATCGATATGCGTCTGGAAATCCCTGCACTTGGAAGCACGGCAGAGCCGCTTGCTCAGGGAACATTTCTCCTCACCGAGGTCCTTGCCGATTGGGAGAAGTTGGATGCGGTATTGCACGGTTCTGTCTTGGGGCCGGAGGCATCTAAGCTGCTCACTAGCGCGAAGCAGAAAATAGGGAGTGCTTACGACCTCATTGAGAAGGTGGAAGCGGATGTTTGCGATCGCCTTCGGCAACCGCGGTTGGCGAGGATTACCAGCTACATTCCGGTCGTTAGATGGCGACGCGACACAACGACGTAAACTCAGCGCATCAGGCGCGCCAACGTGGGCGTTGGTGGGAAAGTCAGCCATTGTCCACCGCCTGGCTGTCGATCAGCCGCTTGCCCGTCGCGCGGATTGCCTGACCAACGTCAATGGTTTCGCCCACGGCGTCGTAGCTGCACCCATCCCACTGCTGGGCGATCTGGTCGATCACATTGGCCAGGTCCACGGCCTGAGCGGGCGGGGCGGCGAGCGCGCAATGCGGACAAGCTTCGATGTTCCCGATGCTGCTGCCGCTTTCGTCAACATCCACGTCAACGTCTACATAGCCTCGGCCCTTGCATTTGCCGCATTGCACGACATCCCCCTGACCACCCGGGGAGGGCTGGGCGGAGAGGGCGGCGCTTGCGTAGTCCCGCATCTGCTCAGAGGTGTACAGCGGCTCGCTTCCGTCGCCGCACGCGTTGTAGTGCGTGCGCGGCAGGGGAGGCAGCTGATCCCTCACCATCCCACCGGGCTGCACGTCCGCCAGGGTCTTGTTGTCGGTGGTCATGCCTGCATGTCCTTGCTGTTGGTGGAGCGCGCGCTGTGCGCTGCGAGGTGTTCCCAGCGTTCGGCTTCGCCTACGTAATACTCGTGGCGTTCCTGCCGGACGGTGGCGGTGAACTGCACGTCGTGCAGTGCGCGCTCGGCGACGGCGCGGTTGGCCGCTGCCATGCGGGCTGGGTCGTGATCGAAGATGTCGAGCTGGTTACGCACGCTGGACTCCTGGAATGGGTTGCCGGCTGGTGGAACCCGGCCGGCGCGGGTTCCCTGCGCTACAGGGGGAGAGCGCAGGGCAGGGGACGGTGGTCGGGAACGAACCCGCGGCCACGTGGTACGCGCTTTGCCGGATACTTTGCGCTGTAGTGGTTCACCTGACTTTTCTGCGCCAACGGTGCATGCGAGCATCGAGGCCCAACAATCCAAGGAAGGCCGCATGAGCGTCAGTTCCGCTGAATCCCCGTCTGCCAATGAGATACCAGGGCCTATCCGTGGATTTAAGGAGATTGCGGATGCGGTCGTTGCCCTCGCGGCGTTCGCTACCGGCCCGGCGATACTCTTTCTCGCGATGGACCCACTTGTTGCCTACGTGCCTGGAATCTCTGCGGAATGGGCGACGTTCTTTCTGGCGGTCGCTGCTATCGCCGTGCCGTCGTGCCCTGCCATCAGCTTCATTTCTGGATTTAGACCGCAGAGAACGGACAGCAAAGCATCGAAACGTCGTCTCTGGGCCATTCTGTCTATCTTGGTCCTTTCGCTGGTGTTGAACGTTTCCGCAATCGTGTGGAATGACCGTGCCAAAGAGCATCGGCGCAAGCTCGATCAGGTGGCCACGCAGCAAAAACAAGCTGATATCGAACGGGATCGGGCAGCTCTTATGCAGGCTGTTTCTGCTGCGGTTGAACAAGGGCTTCGCGATGGAGGGAAGTGCTCGCCGTAGCAGGCAACAATCTGAGACAGATGTAGCGCGCTGAGCCTTGCAGCGGTGGGGGAGGGCGGCGCTCATGCTGCGGCGCCTTGCAGCGCGGCGCGCAGCTGCTTGGCTGCTGCCTGCAGCTGGTGTGCGTGCTGCTCCGCTTCGTCGGCGGTGAGGTGCAGGCGGGCAGCGCCCATGTCTGCGATGACGCGTTCGCTGACCTGGTCAGCGGTGACTTTCATCTCTGCCGATCGGCAGCCCAAGGAAAGGGTGGCCATGCGGGATCTCCTGCATCTATTCGTGTTTGGGTCGGCCGCAGTTATGCTTCGGCCATGAACTGGACGAACTGGCTGACGTTAGGGATTGCGGTGCTGGGCGCTACGCTCGGCGTGTTCAACGCTGTGTGGCTGATCCGCAAGGACACGGTCCGGCTGCGAGTCCGGTACACGTCCATGTACATCGTTCAAAGGGATGAGTGGATCGGTGGCATCGAGGTGATCAACACCGGCTATCTCGCGGTTTCGATTCGCGAGGTCGCGTTTAAGAGAGGCCGCTTCGCTCGCCAGAGGCTGGTTATCACCAACGACTACATGCGTAGCGTCAGCCTGCCGTACAGGCTTGAGCCTCGAACATCGATGACTATTTCGCACAGCCCGGACGTTCTGAGGCAGCTCCAAGTAGAGGGGTACACCCACGGGCTTGTCACGACAGCCTGCGGCGTCACGGCAGTCACAAGACTCCGGACTCGCAAAAACTAGCGCCATCGGCGCGTCACGGTCGAGTCGCAGCAATACCCACAAATTTAGCGCCACGCTCAGAACAGCAATTCCAAGGGCTGCGTGTTCCAGGCTAACTGCTGCCATGCTGGGATCTCCTGCGCCCGGCCCCGGGATGGGGTTTGCACTGGGCCTCGCGATAAAGATTAGGGGCGCTAATACTCACAGTCAATAGGGCCGCTCATAAAATGCGTGAACGCGTTCATTCGTGTTATCGGGTCAAAGAAAACCCCGCCGAAGCGGGGTCTGCGTTGACGCTGGGGCGATCGCTATGCAGCCAGAGCGAAGTCCAAGTCCAATGCTCCTCCTTCGTACACAACTACAGAGGCTGTATCGGCGAAGAAGCGGCTCGCGCGGTCCGCGTCTCTAGATTGCTCCAAGATCGCAACCAGCGGGGCATCACCCCTGGCAGCTCTCACGTCTTTGAACTTGCCTCCAGCTTCGTACACTGCCTTCCACTGGATTACCTCAGCTTCTGCGGCAACGGTCTGGATGTAGGCTTGTCGGCCGTTGGGAGTCGCTATCGCGAATGGGAATCGAAGAATGTGCCCGCTCAGCCCCACGACTTCGGGTCTGCGACTCAAGCGCTCGCCATAGCGAGCCAACAGCACCTGGTGAACGATGCGCTCGAAACGCTCGTCCTCACGGGGTCTATGACGGACGCCCTTCTCGGCGATCATCGCGGCAGCTTGCATGTAACGAGCGAGAACCTCAGTCAGTTCATCCTCTCTGCAAACAGCCGCCAGCACACCATCGTCACTCATGGAGATACCGTACATCTCCGCAACTGAGCGGTAAGCTTTAATTCTTGGCGAAGTGATCTCCGCTCCCGCGACAGCAACGTGGAACGCCACATCACCATCGTCCGTGACGCGGACCGTTCCGCCTCCGGCGTCGAGGACGTAGGCGCCGATGAGTGTCCCGTCAACGGGATACTCAAAGGGGGACTCAATGTAGCCGGAGTGCTCTGTCAGGGGCGTGTACCGACCGCATAGAGCGTGGGCAATGGCGTTGTGGTTCATCGCAAAAGCAGCTCTTGCTGGGCAGGTGGGAGGTTGAATTGTGGCGCGCCGTTGATCGAAGCAAGATCAATAAACTGTGCCCAGTACCCTGCGGGGTCGTTTGCAGGGATGGGTTCGGCATACCCGTATAGTGCATCGTCACTAATGGAATGCAGGTGAGGATGGCCTACCAGTTGCTGATAGAACTGTCGACCGATGCCCACCGAGTTCCTGTGATGGCTGCCTCCGTCTATATCGATTCCGAGGATCCGCACGTTCTTGTAGAACAAAGAGAGGCTCAGCTTGTCGTCTGCGCCCGGGACCGACGCGGGCTTGAAGTACCCCTCTATGAAGAGCGTAGCAGGCTGGATACCTCCCTCAAGCGCTAAATGCTCGCGGAACTTCCATCCTTTCGGTTTGCCGCCAGCATCTACCCAAGGGATCGCACCGGCTGAGACCCACCTCTTAGGAATCTGAACCATCCCAGTTAGTTGTAGGACCTGATCCGGATCAGGTGGCGCGTTCCTTGCCATGCAATGTGGTCCTTAGTCGGCCCAGCCGCCAATCCAGTGGACACGGCCAATCACCGTGATCGGATGCCGCTTGGACGCCATTGGCTTTGGCTTCTGCCACTGGTGATCGCCACGTGGGTTGTCACTCTGGAAGTAGATGCCAGCATCGAGTACCAAAGCTCGCTTTACATAGAACTCGGGGTTGGCATAGCCATCCACCTGAATGACGTAAAGAACGCCATCCACAACTCGGGTGTCAGACGTATCGAAGAGGATGGCATCACCGTCTTTAATGGTTGGCTCCATGCTATCGCCCTTGCCGTAGTAGACGGCAAGATTTCGACCATAGATCCCACGCCGGCGAAGACTTGTCTTCTTGAACTTAAGGCTGTGAGTCTCCGCGTACTCCACAGCCTCAGCGCCTGCGCCTAGACCGGCAGACTGAGAGTAGCCGAGTACATCGGTGTAGTCGTCTTCCTTAGTTTTGGCTGCTGTGAATTGCTGTTCTGGGAGGTCGTTCCTAATTTCCGTGTCCTCAATGCCTAACGAAGCCGCAAAGACCTTCAGCGTTCTGAAGTTCATCGGGATCTTTCCGTTGAGGTACTGGCTCACGGCGCCCTGGGTGATGCCCAGTTCCAATGCCACCTTCTCCTGAGTGATCCCCAACTTCCTCGCCTTGGCGTTCCAGACGGATTTGAGTCGGGCCGCGGCCGCGACGTCCGCTTTGGTGGGCTTGGCTTTGCGAGACGATTCCATATCAGGAACGCTAATGAACGCGTTCATGGCAGTCCAATAGGGGCGCTATTGACGCTAATATAAGGGGCGCTCATACTCGTTCTATGGACATCGTCACCTATCGCAAAGAGAAGGGCCTCTCCCAGGCGGCGTTTGCCGCCTTGCTGACGGGCACGGGCGCCGCCGCCACGCAGGGTCTGGTCTCGCAGTGGGAGAACAGGACTACCGCTATTCGCGCAGAGCGCGCTATCCAGATCGAGCTTGCGACCGAGGGAGTGGTTTCCCGCTACGACCTGCTTCCTCACGTATTTGGCCCGCCGCCCGTTGTGCCTACTGGAGCAAATTCGGCTCCCACCGGGTTCGGGGCGCTTGTTGACAGCCAAATGAGCAAGCGCGCGCTGCGCGCCAAGCTCGGTATGGACAGCGATAAGCACCTGGCCACCCTGCTGCAGCTTCCCGTGGAAGAGGTAGAGGCGTGGCCGGAAGAGGGCGTCCTGCCCGCGCTGCCGCAGATCCAGCGTCTGCTCGGTGTTGAGGCACAGGCCGCTGCTGAGCCCGCGAACGAGGATCCCGACGCGAATCGCATTGCCCCGGTCGACACCGCCTGAAAGGCCGTCCCTGGCCGTCTTCCCTGAGTTGTTGATCTCCATGGCGCACATCGTGCGCCGCCCGGGCCCAGCCCGAAACCTTGAAACACAGCCTTCCCCAAGGTGACCCATGACCTGCCGTACATCCGCTCTCAACTGGCTCGACGTTCTCTACAACTCCGTGCGCAAGACGCCCGGCGGTGTCGTGGACGCAGCCGCATTCCTGGCCGACCGCCGCGGCAAGTCCATGCACCCGGAGACGCTGCGCGCGAAGTTGCGCGGGCTGGAGGGCGAATCGGTGACGATGGAGATCGCCGAACTGCTGACCGAATGGATGCAGGAGAAGGCGGGCGGCAACGACTACGCCCTGGACTGGATGCAGGCGCTGGCCGGCCAGTTCGGCATGGCCGTCGCTACCGTTCCGCCGCCGCCGGAGGGCGGCTGGTCGGACGAGATCGGTGCCATCCAGACGAAGCTGCTGGAGATCACCACGCGGGTGGGGCGCCTCTCGGGCACCGCAGTGGATGCGATGGCCGACCGCCACATCGACAGCGACGAAGCCAAGCTGATGGTGGAAGAGGCCAACTCGCTGATCACCATGGCGCACCGGCTGATCCGCAACGTGTCGCGCGCTGCAGCGAAGGGGAGGGCGCGTCGATGAGCCATCCGGCCCGAGCAACCGACCTCAGCACCAGTCGCGAGGCAGCCCACTACGTCGTTCAATCCGGCTTGCAGGGTGACCAGCAGGCGGCAGCGGCGTCAGCAGTGAAGCGCCATCCCGGCCTCACCAGCAATGAACTGGCCCAAGAGACCCGCATGTGCCGCTACGTGCTGGCACGCCGTCTCCCCGAACTGGCAGAAACCGGCCGTGTTTGGCGCGGACCGAAGAAGCCCTGCTCCGTCTCGGGTCGCAGCGCCTGCACCTGGTGGCCGGTGGCGCCGGGCGAGAACATGACGCTGGGGCTCTGACATGTCGACGATCATCATGTCGCAGTGCTGGCCGCTGCAGGGCCTGAGCGTCACGCAGAAGGCTGTCCTGATCTCGCTGGCTGACCAAGCCAACGACGATGGCGTGTGCTGGCCAGCCGTCGGCACCATCGCCGCGCGCTGCTGCATGTCGGCGCGCGCTGTTCGTAGCGCCATGGATCATCTGGAGGCCGTAGGCCTGCTGGCGCGTGATCGCCGGTTCAACAGCAGCACGGTCTATTCGGTCACGCCGGCCAAGTTCAACGCTGCCGCTGCACCGTCCAAGGGAACCCGCAAGACCGGAAAGAACGGTACTGCACCGGGCGCAGGTGCTGCGCCCCATGCAGGGGATGCGCCCGGTGCAGGTGGGGGTGCGCCCGCTGCAGGAGGGGATGCACCGGGCGCAGGTCTGGAGGTGCGCCCCGTGCCGCCTAACCGTCATATAACCCCCATTGAACCGTCAGATGAACCGCCAGTTGCGCCGCCGGTGGCGACGCCGCCGACGAAGGCGGAGCTGGAGGAGCAAATGCAGCTGGCCTGCAAAGCGACGTGGGCAGCCTACCGAGCCGCCTACCGCAATCGCCACGGCGTGGACCCGGTCCGCAACGCCAAGGTCAACACCAACGTGCGGGATCTGGTGAAGCGGCTGGGACGTGACGAGGCGCCGCTGGTGGCTGGGTGGTTCGTGAGCGTCAACGAGCAGTACGCCGTGAAGCGCATGCACGACCTGGGTGTGCTGCTGGCCGGCGCAGAGGCGTACCGGACCCAGTGGGCCACCGGTCGACAGGTGACCGCCACCATCGCCCAGCAGCAGGACCAGACCCAGGCCAACGCATCGGCTGTCGATGACGCCAAGGCGCTGCTGCGCCGCATGAAGGGGAGCGCCAATGCTCAGTGATGCCGATCAGGACAGGCTGGTCGAAATGCTGGTGACCACGGCTGAGGTGATGGGCGAGCAGATCCGCCCGGCCGCTGCGGCCTACATGGTTGCCGACCTGGCGACCTATCCGTTGCCGGTGCTGGCCAACGCACTGACCGCCTGCCGCCGAGAGGTGAAAGGCAAGCTCAGCCTGGCCGCGATCATGGAGCGCATCGACGACGGACACCCGGCACCCAACGAAGCATGGGCCGTTGCCATCCGCGCCGCTGACGAGGCGGTGACGCTGGTTTGGAGCGAGCAGACCCGTGACGCATGGACCGCGGCGCTGCCGCTGGTGGAGGCTGGCGACAAGATCGCAGGCCGGGCTGCTTTCCTGGAGGTCTATACCCGGTTGGTGAAGGAGGCGCGCGCTGCAGGCGGCTGCGCCGTCTACCAGCCGTCGCTGGGCCACGACGCTAGTGCCCGCGACGCCGCGCTGCAGCAGGCAGTCAACGCTGGCCGCCTGGCGCATGGGCAGGTTGCCGAGTACCTGTCGTTGCCGCCGGCCACGCCGGCATTCAACCCGCTGGCACTGCTGGCCGGCCGAGTGGAGGCGAGCCCGGAAGCAAACGAGCGCACCCGGAAGCGGCTGGCCGAGATCGCCGGGTTGTTCGGCTCGGCTCAGGACGCTGCGGCATGAGCCAGGACCACGTCGAACTGGCAGTGCGCCCGGTGTCCGAGCCGGTGGCGGTGGCCGGCTGGTATCTGGCCTATGGGTACGGGATCAAGCCGCTGGTGATCTACGCCACCCGTGGCACCCGGGTGTGGCGCGATGGCATGCGCCAGATCCCGATCACCCGCTATGCCGGCCCGATCCCGGAGCTGCGCTGATGTGGTCGAGCGCACCGCCGCCGACGAAGGCCGAGGCTGCACGCATCGAACTGGCGAAGACCGGACCGTGCATGGCCTGCCTGGCGCTGCAGATGCAGGGGCTGCTGGAGGCGGAGCTGGTGGTTTACGGCTGCGACTACAACCACGCCAAGAGCGGGAATGTGCGGCGCGGCCACATGGAGGGCTACGGCCTCTGCAAGTGGCACCACATGCGGCATCCGATGGAGGGGAACACCTTCGCTACGACGCGCCAGATCTACGGCCCGAGCCTGATGGATGGCTCGCGGACCTTCCACGAGACGTACGGCTCCGACGACGAGCTGATTGCAAACCAGACATACATCAACGAACTGAGGGCAGCAGCATGATGGACAGGAGCAAGACCAATGCAGGTCGAGTGCGCGCGCTGTTCGAGCGCCGGCCATCCGCGGCGCTGGTGGCTCGCGAGATCTACCAGGGCGTGGGTGCAACGACGCCCACCGACCGTGACCGAATCCGCAGCGCGCTCCGAGACCTGACCGAGGCCAGCTACCTGGTGAAGGATGGCATTGGCCAACGGGCGTTGTTCCGGCTGTCGGGTATAGGCATGCCCAGGGCATTCGTTGTGACGGACGAGCAGCGCGAGCGCTGCCGTCTCGACAAGGCACACAAGGAAGCGCTGCGCCGGGCCGCAAGGCGAGGTAAGGCGGCCGGCCCGCGCAAGGCGGACAAGATGACAATCAACAGGGCGCGGGTGGAGCGGCTTTCAGGTTTGGCTCCGGCGAAGGCGTGGGGCAAGGAAAAGGACGGCCAGCGACCGGCCGAGACGGTGGAGGAGTTCCAGGCGCGCGGCGGGCAGGTGCAGCGCCTGACGGCCAGCTGGGAGCAATGCCATGCAGGTTGATACCTTCGGGGCCTACGTGCGAGCGGAACTGGAGTATTGGGGCGTGCAGTTTGCGCTGCACCGGGACTGCGACTACCTGGGGCACCAGTCGCGCAACGTCCTACAGGTATTGATCGACTACCAAGGGGACCTGCCGAGCCAGGCGCAGGGCTTCAAACCGATGAACGTAGACATACGAGCCCAGCGCGTCGAGGACCTAGTTACCGTGATTGCACGAGACAGCAAGGCAATGGCCTGCGTACTGCGTGCGCGCTTCTGCGGTAAGGGCAGGGTGAAGAACGAGCGGTACGAGACGGCCCAGCTGCTGCTGGCCAACGCGGGGGAGCCAATGATGCACGTGAAGGCTTACTTGGAGCTGGCGCGGCGCGGGGAGGACCGGATTCACGGGATGCTCGCAGGCATTGCTTTGGCTGCCTAACGCGCGCGCGATACAGCTTGACAGGTGCCACCTGCAAGGGGTTTAATTCCGGCACGATGACATAGAAGCCTCCGGGGCGTTTCGGGGGCTTTTTCTATGGGCAGAAGAGATGAATCAAAAAATCTTGTTTAAATTAGAATTCGTGTTTAATCTATAGCCTCAATTTTTTTGAGGTGATCTAATGCCGTTGCCAAAGGAAAAGAGACACCGTTCTGCACTGCTTAGCCGTATCGAAAAGGCTTGGCTGCACGGCGTGAGCCACGTGACCTATGAAGAGCTGTACCTTTGGTTCGATGTCGAGAAGATTGCGAAGGCACCCTATCGGGGCATCGCGGAGGCTTTTGAAGAAGTTGCCGGCGACGACGCGCCCGAGGTGAGAATTATCGATGGTCGCGGCGGGATTCATTTGGTGGTAGAGCAGACAAGGGACGGTTCCGAGATGAGGACCCTCTCCGCGCTCGCAGAGTAAGGCGAGACTCGAATTTTCAATCATTCTGACCCCGGATCTCCGGGGTCTTTTTTTTTGGGAAAGCCCATGGCGCAGATCACTCCCCAACAGGCTGGCGGCGTGAACGTCGTGGCCTTCCTCGACATGCTGGCTTGGTCCGAAGGTACGGACAACGGCAAGCAGGCCACCAAGGACCGCGGCTATGACGTGATCGTTGGCGGGCAGTTGTTCAAGAGCTACGCCGACCATCCGCGCGTGCTGGTGGACCTTCCGAAGCTCAAGATCCAGTCCACTGCGGCAGGCCGCTATCAGCTGCTGCGCCGCTATTACGACGCCTATAAGAAGACGCTTGGCCTGAAAGACTTCACTCCCCTGAGCCAGGACCTGATCGCGCTGCAGCAGATCCGTGAGCGCCGCGCGCTGCCGCTGATCCAGGCGGGCAAGATCCCGGAGGCAATCAAGGCGGTCAGCAACATCTGGGCGAGCCTGCCCGGCGCAGGCTACGGCCAGCACGAACAGGAGCTTGCCGACTTGCTGGTTGTCTACCGCAAGGCCGGCGGGACGGTGGCGCCATGATCGGGGTCGACGTGGACTGGCAGGCCATTGGCACGGCAGTTGGCGGCCTGATGGTAGGCGCCGGCGGTGTAGCGCTGTGGTGGCGCAAGCAGTTCGTAGAGACAGCCAGGGAAGGGGCCGAGGTCAACGTGATCCAGTTGATGCGCGAGGAAGTGACCCGGCTGGGCGAACGGGTTGGCCGCATGGAAGCCAGGGAGCTTCGGCTCATTCGCCACATCTACCGCCTCGAAGGGCTGATGCGTGCGGCGGGGTTGGAGCCACCGCCGTTCGATCCGGACAGCGACACGATCAGCGCAGGAGGATCAGAGTGAACCGCTTAGCCATCGCGGGCGCTGCCTTCGTCCTTTGGTCCGGTGCCATGGTCGGCGTTGGCTGGACCTGGCGCAGTGATCGGGCAGAGGGCAGGGAGGCCACCCAGCGCGCCGCCGCCGCCGAGGTGGTCGCCGCGCAGGTCAACCAGACCCGTGCCACCGAGCATGCCCAGGCCGAGACACTGGCCACCATCGGAGCAAAGCATGAAGAAGACCGAACTGCTGCCGCGACAGTCCCTGCTGCTGTTGTGGCTGACCTGCGCGCTGGTCGTCTCCAGTTGCGCGACGACCTCGCCACCTGTAGCACCAGCCTCCTGTCCCAAGCCGTCGCCGGCGCCGTCGAACGTGATGCGCACGCCGAACTACGAGCAGAGGTTGCGGGAGCTGCTGTTCAAATCGGCCGGGACGCCGACGACCACGTCCGCGCCAGCCAAGAAGTGATCGTGGCTGACCGGCAACCGGTGGCGCAGTGAACCGCCGAGTGCTCGCGCTGGGTCGGCTGAAGACCGGCGAGATGAACAAGACCGAGGCTGCATATGCCGAGCGGCTGCGCGCGCTGCAGTCTGCCGGTGAGGTCCAGTGGCACCGGTTCGAGGGCCTGAAGCTGCGCCTGGCCGACAACACGTTCTACACCCCGGACTTTGCAGTCGTGGCTGCCGATGGCGTCATGGAGTGCCACGAGGTAAAGGGCCACTGGCAGGACGATGCCCGAGCCAAGATCAAGATCGCAGCGGCAATGTACCCATTCCGCTTCATCGCGGTGAAGGCCAAGCCCAAGCGGGATGGCGGTGGCTGGGCAGTGGAGGAGTTCTAGTCGCAGCGCAGTAAAGAGCAGGGGCCGAAGCCCCTGCGCCAGACAGTCAGTCGAAGACGATTGCTTCCTTCCTGAACTCGCTCCAGCTATCGGTGACCACGCATTGACCCTCATGGCAGAACTTCTGCGTGCAGGAGTACCAGCCGCCTCCCGTCGGATAGCAGCTCGTGCTGTATGACGCCGCTTGCGCCTGAGGAACTACGCCCATCGTCGCGCCAAGCCCGGTAGCGGCAGCGATACAACCAAACAGGACACTGTGGATCTTCATGATCACTCCTATTGGTAATGGCAAATGGATGCTCAGCGACGCTGAGCATGAAGAAACTGTCAGTCAAGAACGTTGCCGGCAATAGGAAAAGTCTGAATCGACCGTAGGGATATCCCTGGCCGATAAGGCGCGCAGCTCTTAAGAGGTAATGCAATGGACGGACGAATTGATCGCCTGCTTGCTCTGGCCGAACAGCAGCACGCTGCCATCGTGGAGCAGGGACGGCATGTCGCCGAACTCGCGATGCACGTCGGACTGCTGGTGCAGGCTGTCGCGCAGCTGCTGGGCGAGGAGGCCGGCGCACCGGTGCACGACGAAGGTGCCGAGTCCGAGCGAGTCGACTTGGACGGGAAGCCCTACTGATGGAGGCAGGCCCGACCCCGCGACGCGGCAGGACCCGGCAGACAGGCGGCAGCGCCTTCGCACACCTGTATGGCACCGCGCGCTGGCAACGCACGCGCAAGGCGCAGTTGGAGCGTGAGCCGCTGTGCAGCAGGTGCAAGGCCAGAGGCCACGTCACGGTCGCCACGGTGTGCAACCACACCAACGGCCACCCTGCCGGCGAGACGGAGGAAATGTTCTGGACAGGCCCCTTCGACAGCCAATGTGCCAACTGCCATAGCAGTGACCAAGCCCGACTCGAGCGAGGCGCTGCGCAGGTCCGTGGGTGTGACACCGACGGTTGGCCGATCGGTCACTGACGGTTCCACGGTCCATCGTTCCACGCCAACGGGGTAGGGGGGGGCGAATTTATGGCGATGGCCGGCTCCTAGACCGAGCGCCACCCCAAACACGCGTATCCACAATTCACGGGACGACCCTCTCATCGGTGGTTCCGGCCCAGAAAACCCGCATTTTTCAGAGGGAAACATGGCACGGCCTCGACTGCCCGTCGCAAAGGCTGCGACAAGCGGCGCCGCGATCAAAAATCCGGGCCGGCACGCCGGCAGGAAGAAGCCATCGGGCACGCGAACCCTGGGGGAGCCATACAAGGCCATGACCGCGGCGGAAAAGCGGGCATGGAAGGAGTTCGCGACGGAAATGCCCTGGCTCAACGCGAGCCACCGGGTACTGCTCCGCCTTGCCTGCCTCTGGACGGCCCGGATGGACGACCCGAAAGCCGAATTCGGCGTGTCAGCAACCCAGGCGCTCAGCTCGATCCTCTCAAAGCTGGGCGCCACACCTGTGGATGAATCGAAGGTCTCGCATGGCGGTGACGAAGACGACCAGGGCGAAGAATTCTTCGGTGGCCCCAGCTCCAGCCGACCGCACTAAGGCATATGCGCTGGATGTGGTGGCTGGCCGGATCGTTGCTGGCCCCCACGTCCGAAACGCCTGCCGGCGCCACCTGCAGGATCTGATCGAAGGCCCCGAACGGGGCCTTTACTTTGACCATGGGGCTGCCGAGTACGCGTTCCGCTACTTCGAGAACGTCCTGATGCTCTCCGAGGGCCAGTTCGAGGGCCGGAAGTTCGAGCTGCACCCCTCGCAAGCGTTCATCATCGGCTCGCTCTTCGGCTGGAAGGGCGCCGAAGGGCTTCGCAGGTTCCGTCGAGCGTACATCGAGCAGGGAAAGGGCAACGGAAAGAGCCCGCTGGCCGGTGGATTGGGCCTGCTGGGGATGACTGCCGCAGGCGAGGCTGGCGCACAGATCTACTCGGCGGCGGCAAAGAAGGACCAGGCGGGCATCCTGTTCGCCGACGCGGTGAAGATGGTCAAGAAGTCGCCGCTCCTGGCCAAGCGCATCGAGTTCGCCGGCGGTGAGGGGCGGGAGTTCAGCATGGCGCACCACGCCAGCGCGAGCTTCTTCCGGCCGGTGTCGCGAGATACGGGCCGTACCGGCTCCGGTCCTCGACCGTTCTTCGTGCTGGTCGATGAGGTGCACGAGCTTCCCGACCGGCGAATCATCGAAATGCTGGAGCGCGGCTTCAAGTTCCGCCGCGAGCCGCTGCTCTTCATGATCACCAACTCCGGCAGTGACCGGACCTCGGTGTGTTGGGAGGAGCACGAGCATGCCGTCAAGGTCGCCGCCGGTCATACCGAGGCGGTGAACGATCCGACCTTTGTCGGCGACGTGATCGATGACCGCACCTTCAGCTACGTGTGCAGCTTGGACGACGGGGACGACCCCCTTGAGGATCCCAGCTGCTGGGCGAAGGCCAATCCCCTGTTGGGGGTAACTATCACCGAGCAGTACCTGGCGGACGTGGTGGCGCAAGCCAAAGCGATCCCGGGTTCACTGAACGGCATTCTTCGTCTGCACTTCTGCGTGTGGACCGATGCGGAGACCGCCTGGATGACGCGCCCAACGCTGGAACCGGCGCTGGCCGACTTCGACCCGCGCATGCATGAGGGGCGCAAGGTCTACCTGGGCCTTGACCTGTCGCAGGTTCGCGATATCACCGCGATGGCTGCGGTCGTGGAGACCGGCACTGTCCCGGTGGAGGTAGAGGTCGAGGGCGAGAAGCTGATCATCGAGAAGCCGACGTTCGACGCTTGGATCGAGGCTTGGACGCCCGGGGACACGCTGGACGCGAGGCAACTGCAGGACAAGCTGCCCTATCGCACCTGGGTCAACGGTGGACACCTGCACGCGCCTCAAGGGCAAGCAATCAACTTCCGGCACGTGGCCCAGGTCATGGCCGAGTACGACAACCGTTATGACGTGCAGTTGGTCGCGTACGACCGCTACGCGTTCCGCCGGTTCGAGGAAGAGGTCAACGACATTGGTTTGTCTGTGACCTTCGCCGAGCACCCGCAGGGAGGCTGCAAGAAGGGCAAGCCACTGGAAGCGGCGGTGGAAGCTGCCGAGCAGTCGGGACAGCCGGCGCCGGAGGGCATGTGGATGCCCGGCTCGCTGCGCCTGCTGGAGGAGGCGTTGCTGGAAGGTCGACTTCGCTTGCGCCGGAACCCTGTTCTGGTGTCCGCAATCATGTCCGCCGTTATCGAATCGGACCGCTGGGGCAACAGCTGGCTGTCGAAGGCCAGGTCGGCAAACAAGATCGACGCCGCCGTGGCCCTTTGCATGGCCATCGGTGCGGCACACGCCATGCCGCCGGACGCCGGCGGCATCGATGACTACCTGGAAAACGGGTTCTTTGGACTGATCGGATGACAACCTTTCGCTGGTACAACCCGCTGAGCTGGCGGTTCTTCGGGTACGACGACCCCGCAACGGGCAACTTCGTGGAGGTCGACCTATCCACCGGTGGCCGAGGCACCAAGGCGGGCGTCCGGGTGACGCCCAAGAAGGCGCTGACGGTCAGCATCGTCTGGTCGTGCGTGAAGGTGCTGTCCGAGTCCGCCGCGGGGCTGCCTTGGAAACTGTATGAGGACGCGGGCGGCCTCCGCCAGCTGGTCAGGGGCAGCAGCCCGCAGAGGCGACGTCTGCTTCGCCTGCTGAGTAAGCCGAATCCGTTCATCAAGTGGCTGGACCTGATCAAGGCGGTCGTGGTGAACATGGCGTTGCGCGGCAATGCCTTCACCATCATCCAACGTGACGACGATGGTGGATGGATCGGCCTGATTCCCGTGCCAGTGGATAGCGTCCGCATCGACACCGACGATGGCCTGATCTACTGGGCGACAATCAACGGCAGCGAAACGCCGGTCTCGCCGCAGAACATGCTGCACTTCAAGCTGTTCAGTCCAGACGGCATCGCTGGCCTGTCGCCAGTCGAGTACCAAGCGGAAACCATCGGGTTGGCGCGCGCTGCGCAGGATTGGTCAGCGCGCTTCATGCGCAAGGGTGGCTTCACGGGCGGATACATCATCTATCCCGGATTCCTGACCAAGGAACAGCAGGCGCAAATCAAAGCGAAGCTGCCGGATATCCGGCAGGGCGATGTGGACGACCTCGGCAAGATGGCCATCTTGCAAGGCGGGCCGACGATCACGCCGGCGGGCCTAACCCAGAAAGACAGCCAGTTCATCGAATCGCAGCAGTTCCAGGAGGAGGCGCTCGCCGGCATCTGGGGCGTTCCGCTGTACCTGACGAACCGCGCTCGCTCCACGTCGGTGCTTGGCTCCAATCTGGAGCAGCAAACCAGCGGCTTTGTCACCTTCGGCCTGAAGCCCTACCTCGACGCCATCGAGAGCGAGATCAACGACAAGTTGTTCGCTGATGGCGACATGTTCGTGGAGGCCGTCGTAGAGGGCCTGCTGCGCGCCGACAGCGGCGCCCGCTCCACCTACTACAAGACGGCCCTTGGCGGCTCCGGCGGCTCGGGCTGGATGACGATCAACGAGGTGCGGGTGAAGGAGAACCTGCCTGTGCTGGAAGGCGAGCAATACAACCAGGTCACACGGTGGACCAGCAACAAGCCCGATTCCAGCAACGACGACCCAACGGGAGATCCCGCCAATGCTTAGCAAGTATTCCTGCCCGTTCGAGGTCAAAGCGGCAGACGATGCCGGCAACTTCGAGGGCTATGCCTCGGTGTTCAACAACGTGGATCTCGGCGAGGACCTGATCCTCCCTGGTGCGTTCGTCAAGGTGAAGACGACTCGGACTGGACGACTGCGCTTGGCGCTGTACCACAACCTGACCCGTCTGATCGGCGATGCCGAGTTCAAACAGGACGACAACGGCCTGCACCTGAAGGGCAAGGTAAATCTCAACGTCAGTTACGCCAAGGACGCCTACGAGCTGATGAAGGCCGGCACCTTGGACGAAATGTCAGTCGGCTTCAACACGTTGGAGGACGCCATTGAGAACCGCGAAGGGCGGCGGGTGCGCGTCATCAAGAAGGCCGAATTGTGGGAGGCATCGGTCGTCCCATTCGGCATGAACCCGGAAGCACAGGTGATGAGCGTCAAGTCCGACCTTCGCGCCTTCGAATCGGCCCTGCGCGAACGCATGGGGCTGTCCCAGAAAGAGGCGGCGGCCGTCGCCTCGCTCGGCTTTCCCGCGATCCACCGCGACGGTGGCATTGGGGACACGGAGACCGTGAAGCAGCTGAAGCAACTCGGCACATCCATCGAATCCATTTTCAAAGGTATGAACCAATGAGCGAGAACATCAGCGATATCCGTGAGGGCTTGGAGAAGCAGCTGAAGGACGGCTTTGCCGGCCTGCAGCAGAAGTACGACAGCGCCTCGGCCGAGATCGAAAAGGGCAACCAGGTCACCACCGACCTGAAAAAGCAGATCCAGACCGCTACCGACGAAATTCAGAAGGTGGTCGACAAAGTCCTGAAGATGGAAGAAAAGGGCATCGGCTTGGGCAACCAGCCCGGCACGAAGAAGGGCTTCATCGATTTCATCAAGGGCAACGACGAGTACAAGTCGCTGATCGGCCGCGAGAAGTCGGCTGCGGAGATAGAGATCAAGAAGGACGAACTGGCGTCCATGCAGGAAACCAAGGCTGTCACCAGCGCCGGCATCGTCGTGCCGAACTATGACCCGACCATCCAGCCCGGGATCCGTCAGGAACTGCGCATCAGCGATCTGATCCCGTCGATCTCCGTCACCGGCCAGAGCTACACCTACTTCCGCGAGAAGCTGCACACCCGCGGTGCCGGCCCGGTCGGTGAAGGCACCGCCAAGCCGCAGAGCAACGTCACCTTCGAGCAGAAGACCGACCTGGTGAAGAAGCTGGCCGTCTGGATTCCGGTCACCGACGAAGCGCTGGACGATGTGCCGCAGATGTACGGCTACCTGCAGCAGCTGCTGCGCTACGACCTGAAGCTGGAAGAAGAAGCCCAGATCCTGAAGGGGGACGGCCTGGGCAACAACCTGCCCGGTCTGATGACCGACGCCACGGTGTTCGATGCCGACCTTTCGAAGGCGAGCGACACCTCGATCGACACTGTCCGCCGCGCGATCTACCAGGTGCGCAAGCAGTCGAAGCTGTCGGCCGACGCCACGGTGATGACCGAGCTGGACTGGATGAACATCGAGCTGGAGAAGGACAGCCAGAATCGCTACCTGTTCGCCAACCTGCAGGGCTTCGTGACCCCGATCCTGTGGGGCCGGCCGGTGGTCGCCTCGGACAGCATGGACGAAGGCGACGGCACTACCACCGGTGGCGAGTTCCTGGTCGCCAACTTCCAGCGCGGCGCCACGATCTACGACCGCATGAGCTTCCTGTTCAAGGTCGGCCTGATCAACGACGACTTCGTGAAGAACCAGCGCGTGCTGTTGGTCGAAGAGCGCCTGGGCTTGGCCAAGCGCCGGGTCGAGGCATTCGTGAAGGGCCGCTTCAAGCCGCAGGCGTGATAGCGAGCTGATCCCGAACGAGGCCGGCCACGCGCCGGCCTCTCTCTTTCGATACGGAGCAGGAACATGAAGATCAAAGCTCAATGGGGCTTCCGCGGCGACGCCCCGAAGCTCAACGCTGAGTCCGCCGATGTGAAGGCTGGCGACGTATTCGACGGCGTGGATCCGGAATACGGACACGCGCTAGTCGGCAAGGGCCTGGTGGTGCAGATCCACGAAGGTGCCGCACCCCAAGAGACGAAGCCGGCCAAGCCCAGCGAACTGAAGGCGAGCGAGAGCGGTGGCGTTGTCGAAGCCGACAACACCGACGGAGCGGCCAACCCTGCAGGCACCCGGTCGGTCGATGGTGGTACGTCCGGCGATGCTGGTCCGACCGACCCTGCCGCCGATGTCGCAGTTGGCAGTCCGGTCGCCACCGAACAGGGCGGCGCCGATGAGCGGGCGCTGCTGATCCAGCAGCTGGAGGCCGCTGGCGTCGAGTTCGACCGCCGTTGGGGCGCTGCTCGCCTGGCAGCAGTTCTGGCCGAAGCCCAGAACAAGGATCCCGAGTAATGGCGATCACCCTCGACCTTGAGCTTGTCCGCGAACAGTGCCGCGTTGTCGATGAAATCAGCGACGCACTCCTGCAGACGTACATCGCCGCGGCGCTCGTGCACGTAGAGATGCATTGCGATCGCCGTCTGGTTGAGGGTGAGCCGTCCAGCGAGGACGAGATGGCGCTAACGGCGGACGTGCATCAGGCGGTTCTGCTGATGGTCGGCAGCTGGGCGGAGAACCGCAGCGCCCTGGGTGAGCTGACCACTGAGATTGCCCTCGGTGTGTCACGACTGCTTTGGTACAGGAAGCGATTCTGATGGCTACTTCAGCAGGGCAGCGCCGACACCTGATCCGCTTCGAGCGAGCAGTCGACGTCCGTGATCCGCTTGGCGGGCCACCCAAGAAAGAATGGCATTTCGTCGCCGACGCGTGGGCAAAGAAGACGAACCAGCTCAGCGCGACGGCAGAGGCGATCGCCGCGGGGGCGGAGCGATACCGCGAGCAGGTCCGGTGGGACATGCTCCCGCGACATGTTGAGCCAACCTGGCGCATTGTCGAGCGGGGCAAGCCCTACGCGATCAAGAGCATTGCGCCGAGCAACGACGGTAGTGAGATGGCGATCATCGCCGTAGCGGGGTTGGGCAATGTCTGAGCAACTGTCAATTCAGGGGCTGGATGGCCTGCTGCGCTCGCTGCGGGAGGCCCCGAAGGCAATCCAAGGGAGGGCGGTCCAGGCCGGCATGCGCAAGGGCGGCAATGTCATCCGGGACGACGCCAGACGCCGGGCGCCGAAAGCATCGGGGTTCATGGCCTCGCAGATCGTCACGCGCCGGGCCAGCACAAAGAGCCGACAGCGCGCAGGTGTAGGCCAAGGCGGCGAGTACTTCACCGTAGGCGTCAAAAGTGGCCGTCGGCGCAAGTACGCCAACACCAAGCGCAATCAACAGCGTGGGAGGACCGGTAAGACCTACGTCGATCGAGGCTGGGCGTACTACTGGCGGTTCCTGGAGTTCGGCACCAAGAAGATGCGGGCCTCTCCATTCCTCACACCCGCCGGTGAGGCCAAGGGCCCAGAAGCGGCTCAGGTGGTCATCGATGAGACCTGGGCGGCGCTCGACAAGCAGCTGAAGAAGGATGGCTGGAGATGATGGTTCCTCTGATCCAATCCCTGCTGGAAGACGATGCGACCGTCCGGCAGGTTCTCGGCGACCCCGTCCGCCTATTCTTGGGCAGCGCGCCCCAGAACACGCCGCTCCCCTACGCGACGTGGGAGGTGGTCAACGGCTCGCCAACGGCGATGCTATCCGAACCGCCGCCGGCTGACGGCTGGCGGGTGCGCATGACCGTATGGGGCGAGGTCCTCAGCGAAGCCAGCGGCGTTGGCGTCGCTATCCGCGATGTGGTGGAGCGCGTTGGCAGCATCGAGTCGTACAACCCGACGCCCGACAGCGACGGCACGGATGCGATAGGCATTTCATTCGACGTGCGGCTCCTGCAGCTGCGCTGATCCACACAACGGCAACCCACTGGCCCCGCAAGGGGCCTTTTTCATGCCCGGCGACGGGCACAACGCAAGGAAAACCCTATGGGACAGGTACTGAAGTCCAAGCATACCCAGCTGTTTATCGCCATCGGCGCGGCGGAGGTCATCAAAGTCACCCGCGTTCGCTCGGTTGGATTCCCCGATGGTCAGGCGTCGGAGATCGATATCTCCGACTTCGATGACGACTGGGACCAGTTCGTCGCTGGTCGAAAGGCGACCGGCAGCACCAGCATCGAAGTGATCTATGACTCCGTCGACTCCGAAGCGCTGGAGGAGCTGCACAGGACCGGCGCAGTTGTGAATTTCCTGGTCACCGCGCCGGCCAGCGAGACGGCGGGTGTTGCCAAGCCGGTGGCGGTCGACGGCGTCATCACCCCGCCCACCACCGTGTTGTGCAAGCAGTTCAACGGCTTCGTCCAGAACTTCGCGGTGACGGTTGCTGACAACGACGTGTGGAAGGCCACGATGACAATTCGCGGCTCCGGCGAAGTCGTCACCCACCGCCCGGCGCCCTGATCGGGCCAACGGCGCAACTCGGCCCGCTTCGGCGGGCCATCTCTTTGACGGGGTGCGCGGATCCTCCGCGTGTTAGCCGTGCGCGGCCCGCGCGCCCTGTCGCCATTCAAGGAAACGGCCAATGAGCAAGACCAACGAAACCCCCGAAACCCAGCCGCAGCAGCCGGTGAGCATCCTGCAGTCGTTCACCGACCTGGGTATGTTCGCGTCCAAGGACGTGCATGCCGACACAATCACCCTGCCGAACGGCGACAAGGCTCGCTTCCATGTGCGCGAGCTGCCGGATGCGGAGTTCCGCAAGCTGTGGGGCGAGGGCGACCGGGCCAAGCTGATCGCGGCAACCATCTGCGACGAGGACGGCAAACCAGTCATGAACGTGACGCAGGCCGCCCAGCTCAAGCCGCTGGTGGCCGCTGAGTTGCAGCGCGTGGCGATGAAGCACTCCGGTTTCGGTGACGACGCTGCCCAGGTACAGGCCGACGCGGGAAACGGCTAAGGCAGCGTGGCGAGGACTGGTTCTGGAAGGTCCTCGCCGGTCACCTTCACCGGACGGTGTCGGACTTGCGGGCCACCATGTCGCGCCGCGAGTTCCTGGAATGGTGGGAGTTCCACAAGCGGAACCCGATCGACCCCGTGAGCCTGCATATCAAGCCCGCTGCCTTCGCCGCGTACATCACCGCCTCGCACAGCCAGGGCGGGACCAAGCGCTCCTTTCAGCACTACCTCGACGCTCTCGTGCCACGGTCCGATGAGGACGAGGCGCAGGACTGGTTCGACGGACTGGGATGACCATGACCGACATATTCGGGCGGTTCGCCGCTACACCCATTGGCCCGGTACTCGCTGCGCGAGACGGCGGGCTTACCCTGGCCACCACCGGTGTCACCACCTTGGCCAGCCACGCGCGCTCCGACTTTGGCCTTGACGCCGGGACGGTGGGCGTGGAGTTTGCGGTGTGGGGCGATGACGCCGTTGCAGCCCTCGTAGGCTTCGCCACTGGCCCGGCAGCGCTGAACAAGGCGCTGGGTGCGGACCTCGCCAGCATCGGCTGGGACCTCGCCGCCGGGCGCTTGCTACAGGCTGGCGGTGCGATTGCCACTGGCCTGCCGGGGGTGACCCATGGCGACATTGTCGGGCTGCAGGTTGTGTTCTCGGCCCCTCGCCAGCTGCGGCTCTACCTCAACGGTGCGCAGATCCACACGAGGGAGCTGCAGCTGTCCGGGCCACTGTTCTTCGCCGCGTCACTGGCCGCCACCAAGGCGGGCGGACTGTGCCTTGCGGTCAACGCGGGGCAGTGGGGGCCGCGAAGCGAGGCCGCAGCTGCGGGCTGGCGGTTGCCCTCTGCATCCGTCAACCCGACCCGGCTGGCCGACGTTGACTGGCTTTCTGCGCCCGGCGACAGCCCGGCGAACGTCCGTTATGAGGGTCTCGTGGCCGAAGGCGTCAACTTGATCCAGGAGCTGGCGTTCTGGCCGTGGGGCGGTGATCCGGTGTCGCAGGCAGCGGCCGCCGAGTGCGTCGTGGTCGATGCGGATGGCCTGCTGGACAGAATGGCGGGCACTGGCGTTTCCGGCAGCTCGGTGCAGATCCTGCTGGCACCCGAGAACGGGATGCGGGCCGACGCGGTCCCGGCCTTCCGTTGCGCGATCGAGCAGATCGAGATCAACGACGACGGCACGAAGACGCTGCACCTGCGCGATGCGCACGACTACTTGGACGAGACTATCAACCGGGGGGTGTTCCTGCCGAATGTCGCGTCACTGGCATGGAAGCCACAGCCCGTGGTGATCGGTGCGGTGGCCAGCATTCCGGCGATGGGCGCCAACTCGGACGCAACATCGATGTTCGTCGCTGACGGCCGGGTCTACGTCAATGCGGTGATGGACCGCGGCGACCTGATGGAGATCAACACCTACAACGAGGCCCCGGACGGGCAGCAGCTGCTGCTGAAGTCGCCACCGGTGACGCCGGTGGTGGTTGACGCCTCCAGCATCGGCGCGGGCATGATGCCGGCGCGGTTGGAGCAGGCGGTGGGTGATGTGATGGCCCGGTTGGGGCGGGCGGCGTGGTCGGCCAGCGACTGCGCGGTGATCGACCAGGCCACGGGCTACATGGGTATCGGCTACTACGCGGGCACCTCCATTACCGGCCGCGCCGCGCTGAATGCCCTCCTGCCCAGCTACGGCGCCGGCTGCTATCAGGATCCTGCTGGCGTGCTGCGCTTCGTCCGCGTGACCGCGCCCGAGGCCCATACCGGCGCGCTCGCCTTCGACCTGTCTGAGGATGATCTGGCCGCTGATCTGGTCATGGTGCCCGATGATGCTCCGAACCTGACTCGACGCATGGCCTACCGACCCAACGGCCAGGCGCTGGGCGCGTCAGACCTGGTCACCGACGTTGTCGACGTGCCGCAATCCCGGCGCGATGAATTGACCGGTCTCTACCGGGGGCAGGTGTATGGCGCCGGTCCGCTGCACGCCCACTACCAGCGGGCAGAGGCGGCTGACCCGGTCATCTCGTTGTTCTGGCACGCGGCCGACGCGCAGCAGGAAATTGAGCGCGTCCTGGGCATGTACCAGGTGCAGCGCCACTTCTACCAGCTTGCGGTCCGTGGTGATCAGGACCTGGCGCCGCTGCCCGGGCAGATCGGTCGGCTTACCTACGGTCGATACGGCCTCGAGGACGGCAAGCCGGTGCTGGTGCGCCGTGTAGAGCGCAACCCTGCCACGGGGGACGTGGTGCTGACGGTGTGGGGATGATTAGCGATGGCAGTTCTTCATATAGTCACTCGAGTTTCGTGTGAAACCCAATGCCTCTATTCCGGTGGTCAGCACGTCGATGAGCTAAGGAAGCCGCCACTCAAAGATTCTGTTGGGGTAGTCCATGATCAGCAGGCCGTGCTGCAGGAAGGTTCGCCCAATAATCAACTGATAGGCAGTACTTCCGATGTCGGAAACCGCAGTGAAATCAGTCGTGAAGTTCAGGCGCATGCTGGGAAAGAACATGACCGTCTCGGCAAGATAGACGACAGATGAGCCGCTTGCCGTTGTTTGCTGCATGGGCCTTCCACGCGTAGCCCCTACTGAATCAAGAATGCTGGCAGGTGCAATGCAGGTGTCTGCGCCAGTGTCCACAAGTGCAACATACGGCTTGCGATTCGCGATAGAGCCATCGGGCGAGGTGAGATAAACATCCATCACCGGGATGGCGTTACAGGAGTCTGCCAGCGGATCGAGGCAATTGTTGCCTTGCGGTTGATCAATCTGATTGGTCCGACCTTGTAGCTGTCCATGTTGCTGTCCATAGCTATCCCTCACTATCCGAAATTGTGAACGGAGGTTAATTCATGCTCGTTGGATATGGAATGCCCGAAGTCACGACGGTCACCCTCACCGGTGGCACGTGGCTCAGTGCGGACCAGGGATCGGCGCTCTTCGACGGGAAGCCGGGCCGCGCGTCGCGGATCCGGCGAACCGGCTCGCTGGCGATCACCATCACCCTGGCCGACGCTGTGGTCCCGGGGATCATTGCGATTCTCGGCCTCAACATCCCGCCCGGCGTGCATGTCAGTGCCGCCGGAGCCACCGGGACCACCGTGCGTCTCCCTGACGGCAGCGTCTGCGCCTGGCTGTTCCCGCAGGCCAACGCCTTGGTCTCGGTGGTATCCGTGGAGATCGCCACCACCGCCACCAATGTGGACGTGGGTGAAATTGCGGTCTTCCGGGCGGTCGACGTTGGCATCAAGGACGGCTGGGCAGTGGCCACTATCGACTCCAGCGTTCATGCCCGGACCAAAGGGGGGCAGGTCAACACGGTTCCGGGGGCACTGTACCGTCGCCTGACCTGCACGCTGTCCGGCCGGTCCACGCCGGTTGTGCGCGGCGGTGGGTTGGACGGAACCGATTGGGAGACGGTGACGGCAGCGATCGCGGGTCGCCGGCGGTCCTGCGTTGTTCCGCAGTACCGGGACATGGTCAGCAAGGCGTTCGATCCGGCGCTGGCGGCACGGTCCGCAATCTTCGGCTTTCCGACCCAGCTGCCCAGTGCCGAGAACATCAGCCGGCAGTACTTCACCGGGTACATGGAATTTGAGGAAATCCCGGCCTGATTTTGTTGTGCAGGCTCCCCGCTGGCACAATCCCGAACTCAACGAGCAGGGAGCGGAAATGATTGAACATACGAGCAAAGCCGATGTTCCGGACGGGGGTCCCCGGCCAGAAAAGTTGCCGGCCAAGGCTGGATCTGCGCTGGAGGACGTCGGCCGATTGATGGTGTTGCTATCGCTCGTTGCGGGAGTGGTTGGCGTGTTCGCCTTTGGGCGTGTGCCGCGCATTGCCTCGTGGGGCGGGGTTTCCCACGACTGGAATCTGCTCAACGTGTTCGCGGTGGTGCTGAGCACCGGGTGGGCTCTTGCCATGTCATGGGCCGTTTACCGATTGGGCACCGCCCTCTGCTGGCTTGAGCGTATCGGGAAGAAAGTCGAAGTTGAGTAGAGATCGGGGCAACGCCCGAAAACCTGTATCCCGAGGCCCGCCCAGTGCGGGCCTTTTTTATGGACGAAACCATGAGTCTGTACACCCTCACTGTCGATCTTCTGTTGAAGTCCGGATCGTTCGAACGGGACAGCGGCAAAGCGGCGCGAGTCGTTCAGCGCGACATGTCGAGCATCCAGTCGGCCATGTCTGATGCCGCGCGCCGCGGTGCCGATGATGTTGCGGCAGGGTTCCGTCGCGTGACACTTGAGGCGGTTGGCATGGGCTCGGCCCTAGCCGCCGTCAAGACGACAATCGGCCGGGCTGACGAATGGACCGGGATGAGCAACCGTATCCGCCTGGTCACCGCCTCGCAGGCCGAGTTTGTTGCGGCCCAGCAGGATGTGGTCAGGATCGCCAAGGCGACCTATCAGCCATTGGACGCCACGGCGAGCCTCTATCAGAACCTGGCAATGGTCCAGGATCGGCTAGGCGTAACAGGCGCGCAGACAGCCCGGATCGTGGAGACGGTAAACAAGACGATTGCCATGTCCGGTAGCAGCGCGGCTGCGTCGGAGGGCGCGCTTACTCAGTTTGGCCAAGCCCTGGCGGCAGGTACGCTTCGCGCCGAAGAGTTCAACTCGATGGTCGATGGCGCATCCAAGCTGGTGCAGACCATCGAAGACGGCATGGGCATTGCCCGAGGCAGTCTCCGCAAGTTCGTGGTGGATGGCGGTGTCGCGGCCGATCAAATCGTCAACGCTCTGCTGAAAATGTCAGACGGCGTTGATGACTCGTTCGGAAAGATGCAAGTCCGTGTCTCGCAGTCGATTACCAACCTCAACACCAACCTGACCGAGATGATCGGCAGGGCAGATGAGGCAACGGGGGCATCCCAAGCACTGTCAGCTGGCATAGGGGCGCTTGCCAACAACCTGGAGATGGTGGCGGTTGCCGGCGCTGCGGTGGCTTCTGGCCCGCTACTCAAGGCTCTATTGGCGCGGGTCGCTGCAGCAAACGCAGGGATGGCAGCAGATCGTGCTGCCGCCGCGCAGAACGTCGCCGCGGCTCAGCAGCTTGAGCTACGGACCCGCGCGGCCATGCTTGATGCTCAGGCAGAGGTTCGTCGCGCTGCTGCAATCGGCGGAAGCGTGTCTGTCAGTTCCAAAGCCGCTGCCGCGACGCTGGAGCATCGGCAGGCCGTCCTCCTGCTTGCCCAGGCACAGGGACAGGCCGCTGCCGCGAATGCTGGGTGGGTTGCCCGTGCAGGTGCATCGACGCTCGCGATGCTTGGAGGCCCGGCAGGTATCGTCACGATGCTGGCGACCGCCGCCGCCGGGTGGCTGATCTTCCGCGACAACACCGCGACCGCATCGGCTGCGCTGATCGATTTCGGTGGTGCGGCTGACACTGCCATCGAGAAGTTCAAGACCCTCAATGCCCAGATGCAGGCTGGTGAGATCCTTCGCCTGCAGAAGGAGATCGACGAGAACTACCGGACCATCACCAGCTCGATTACGGAGATGGTCGCTGCGGCGACGAACTTTGCCACCGCGAGCCAGGCTTCAGAGTTCATCCAGGAGACGCAGCGGCTGGATGCCGCCTTTAAGGCCGGGAAGATTGGCGCCGATGAGTTCTCCAATGGTCTGGAGGCGGCATGGCGAGCAATGATCGCTGGCTCGCCAGCTGCTGCCACCGTGGCCAAGAGCCTCACGGAAGAGACCGCTGCCGCGGCGACTGCTGGTAGGGAGGTCGATCGCAAGCGGGCAATCTTGGATGCGTTCACTGGCAGCAGCACTCAGGCGAAGGGCGCCACGGACGCGCTGTCGGGGGCCTTCAATGCACTGGGGGACTCGGCCGGCGCTGCTGGGAAGCGGATCGCCTCGGCGATGCAGTCGCTGCCTGGTCAGCTCGCACGCGTCGGCAAGAGCGCCGCAGAGGTGGCAAAGCTGGACGTTGGCGATTGGTTCAAGGAGGCCCAGGCCAGCGGCGTCGACTTCTCTAAGCGCGACGACCCGAAGGTCAAGCAGTACCTTGAACAAGGTGCCCAGTACATCCGGTTGCAGACTGAGCTTGCTGCCGCGCAAAAGAACTTCACGGAGTCGCGCAAGGCTGCGGCGGCCGCTGAGCGTGCAGGTGCGAAGGATCGCGACGCCGATGCCGAGTCGATCAAGCGCTATCAGCGCCAAGCAGCGGAAGCGGCCGGGGCGATGAGTGGCCCACTCGCCGAGGCCATGGCGAGGCACCTCAACAACATGGCTCAGTACAACGAGCTGCTGGAAAAGGGAGCCATCGCCCAGGCTGACGCGAATGTACTGATGGGCGAGAGCGCATTGGCGTATGCGAAGGTTGCTTCTGAAATCGAGAAGGCCCTGACCAGCCCTGAATCGTTGCTGGCGACCATGGACGCCGAGGTGGCCATGCTCGGCAAGGTCGGGCGCGCGCGGGAACTGTCGCGCCGGCAGATGATGAACGAGCGCGACATGCGGCAGGAGCTGCAGAAGGCCGTGGAGGCGGCTGGCAGCAAGGAAGCGCTGGCTCTATCCAAGGGCGCTACCAGCTATGAGCAGTACGAGCAATCGATGCTTGCGGCTGCGGCGGCATCAGCGGATCTCTCCATTCGCGTCGAAGAGGCTGCAGCAAACGTTGAAGCGTGGGCGGCCGTGGTGGTCGGTGGGGTGAGCGACGCTGCCGATGCCATGGCGGACTTCGTCGCCGGTGGCATGCGGGACTTCGACAACCTGTGGGACGACCTGAAAGACGCCGCTAAGCGTGGCCTGCGCGACCTGGCCCGCGAATTCCTGCAGCAGAAGCTGGTGATCCCGATCCAGACGCAGATCCTCAACGGGATGAACGGTCAGGGTGGTGGTCTGAACCTGCAGAGCCTGATGGGCCTGTTCGGCGGCAACGGCTCGGCGGCCGGCGGGCAGAACCTAAGCACGGTTGCCGGCCTGTTGTCCAAGGGCCAGGGCCTGTTCGGCTTCGGCCGCTCGGCCGGTGCCGCGGCGGGCACCCTTACCGGCTTCGGCGACGTGACCAGCATGGCTGGGATGACCGGTTCCAGCTTCTCGGGACTGATCGGCGGCGGGAGCGCCGGCGCTGGTGCGGGTGCAGGTGCTGGTGCAGCCGGCTCGGCAGCGGCGGCGGTGCCGATCATTGGCTGGATCGTCGCCGGCATGATGAAGAACGCCCAGCTGTTCGACCAGGGCTGGAACATCGCCAACGGTGAGAGCTGGGCCGGCAAGATCGCCACCGCCGGCGCCGTGGGCTTGGCCGACAAGGGCTTCCGCGCTCTGGGGTTTAACGACAAGGTCGCCTCGATCCTGTCTGGCTCCAGCATCCACGCCAAGCTGTTCGGTCGGCAGGCGCCGAAGGTCACCGGGCAGGGCATCACCGGCAGCTATGGCTTCGGTGGGTTCGACGGCCAGAGCTACGCGGATATCAAGGCCAAGGGCGGCCTGTTCCGCAGCGACAAGAAGTGGACGCAGTTCGGCGCGCTGGATCCTGGCATTGATCGCACGTTCGATATGGCCGCGCGGCAGGTTCGCGGGGCGGCCACTGATCTGGCCAAGCAGCTGGGTGTGGACCTGACCCAGAAGCTCGGCAGCGTGCGGGTGGACCTGGGCAAGCTCCAGTTGTCGGCCGACTCCACCGAGGCCAAGGCGCAGCTGGAGGCATACCTCAGCGACATGACCAATCGGTTGTATACCGAGGCAGTCAAGGCGGCGGGGTTCGGTGGCCAACTTGATGGCTACTTCGAGTCGGCGGACGTGTTCACCGCGCTCAGTGCCTCGATCGCGCTGGCCGTTGGCAATGCCGACGAACTGGGGCGAGCCCTCAACGGGCTGGAGGTCGACAAGGTCAACAAGGCAGTCGACTACTTCCAGGATCTGGCCGGCGTCGCCGGCACGGACTTGGCCACCCAGGTGCAGAAGGTGACCGGGCTGCTCGGCAACTACGCCAGCCTCATGGCCGACGTGAGCACCCAGCTGATGACGGCCAACCTGACGCAGTACCAGTCGCAGGCGCTGTCGATCGAGCGCACGTATCGCCAGCAGGTCAAGTCGGCCAACGACTACGCCAAGGCGCTCGGTTTGTCCGGCGCTCGGGCGGAGGACCTGGCCAAGATCGAGGCGCTTCGTGCCACCAACATGGGCAAGCTGCAGGCGCAGATCGACAAGGACAAGAAGGCAATGCAGTACGGCCTGTCGATCAGTGATCTTTCGCCGCTGACGGACCAGGAGAAGCTGGGCGAGGCGATGAAGGAGCTGGAGCGGGCGGTGTCCGGTGGCGACACCAGTGCCGCGCAGGCGGCCGCTCAGGCCGCGGTGGGCTTTGGTCGGAACCTGTACGCCAGTGGGCAGGACTACAACAGCCTGTATGGCCGGGTCACCGGCCTCATCGATGGCATGAAGGTCGGAGATCTCAATCAGCCGGATGGCACCAGCATGGGTGCGCTGGCCGACGCCATCGAGGCGCTGCCGGACAACTTCAGCAGGGCCGTGTTCGACCTGGTCGTGAACAACGACGCTCAGACGCAAACCACCGCCGCGGTACAGCAGAGCAACGCTCTGCTCGCCGAGCAGAACCAGCTGCTCCGCCAGCTCGTGTCTACCACTACCCAAGGCGTACGCAACGCCAGCAGTTCAGCGCTGCGCGAAGCACTTAACGCGAGGTAATCAGCAATGCAAGCTAGGAAACTCACGCTGGTGGAAATCGGTGTGGGCGCGCTGCCGTCCGCGTCTCCGGTGGCACCGCGCTATTCCACGTGGTTCCCGGTGCCCTTCAAGGCGCCGGACGTGCCGCCGGCGAACGGGGTCAGCCCCACGCCGGTGGCCGATGGCGTCGTGCTCGAATGGGACGCGGTGGATCTGGAGGGCGTGATCTACGTCATCTCGCGCAGCGAGAGCCAGGACGGCCCTTGGACGGAGATCCACCGCACCACCGAGACGCGGTACGTCTACAGCGACGGCAGCGGCAAGACCTGGTGGTTCCAGATCACCCCGACCGTACGCGGCAAGACCGGCACCGGAACCGTGGTGGGCGTTGTTCCGCCCACCACCTCCAAGGACCTGGCCGAGCAGCAGGCCAAGCTGGCGGCGGAGATCAGCGCCCGTATCCAAGCGATCGCAGACGAGGCAGCGGCGCGCGCCGCCGGGCTGGCGCAGGCGGCGCAAGACTTGGTCGCCGAGGCGCTGCTGCGGCAGCAGGGCGTGACCGAAGCCATGCAGGCGATCAGCGCGGAGGCCCAGGCGCGGATCGACGGGCTTCTGAACGAGAAGCTGGCGCGCGAGGCGGCGATCAGCCGCGAGGAGCAGCTGCGGCAGAGCGCCGATGAATCGTTGGCGCGCGCGGTGTCGGAGGTCGCGGCCGGCAGCGGGACGCAGTTCGACAGCATCAAGCTCTGGCCGTTCAACCAGACCGTTGAAGGGTGGACGGGCAACGGCGCGCCGACGCTCGTGGACGGCTGGCTGCGGCCCGCCAACCATGCCACCGCACCGTGGGTGCAGTCGCCGGTGGCCTTGGCCGTAGACGGCAGCGCATACCGCTTCGTGAAGCTGCGCGTGAAGCGCGTTGGCTCGCCGACTTGGAACGGCTTCCTCCAGTGGATCACGGCCACGGACCAGACATGGAACACGCAGAAGCGTGTGGCCATCCCGGAACCGGCGTGGGACGTGAACGGCGTGGCCACGGTCGACGTACAGGACATTGCCTGGTGGCCGGCCACGGTCGATGCGATTCGCCTGCAGCTGGGGGCGGCGCAGACCGTCGCCAACTACTACCTGATCGATTACATCGCCGTCGGGCGTCCGCAGCCCGGCGCGTCGGTGGCGTTGGTGCAGGAGGAAACCCAGGCACGTATCACCGCAGACGCCGCCGAAGCCCTCCAGCGCAACACGCTGGCCGTTCAGATGCGTGGCAACTACACCGGAACGGATCCGCTGCAGCTGACAGCTGGCCTGGCCTACGAGGAGCTGAAGGCCCGTGTGGCTGCGGACTCGGCGCAGGTGCAGCGCATCAGCACGATGGAAGCCCGCATGCCGGCCGGTGCCGGTTCGCTGGCAACTGCGGCATCGGTGACGGCGCTGCAGGAGGCTACCGCCACCACCACCAACGCGTTGGCGCAGTCGATCACCAGCATCAACGTCTCCCTCCAGAACATCGGCGGGGACAATCTGCTGCCGAACAGCAGTTTTGAAACCAGCCAATCACCGAACAGCACACTTCCCGACTGGTTCGCGTCGAACAGCATCGCGCAGACCGTGAGCTATGGCGCAACCTATGCAGTGACCGGATCTGCGCGGGCCATCCAGATCGGTTCGACCAACGCCCTCACAGCCGCCGGCCAGTACATCGGCGTTGAAGTGGCGACTGCCAACAGGCCGAAGCCCGTACCAGGGGCAAAGTACACGCTGTCGGCGTGGGCATGCCGAATGACTGCCAGCGTGGGCCGGATTCAGTTGGTGGTGCAGTGGCTGGACAACGCCAGCGCAGGAATCGGACCGGGGCAATACGCTCCGATTGTCGACATGACCGACGTCATGACGCGATACACCGGGACGTTCACCGCGCCCGCCAATGCCGTCAGCGTGCGCATCTTCATCCGTGCGGCCGGTACTGCCGCAGGGCAATGGCTGGCTATCGCGATCGACAACGTGATGTTCCAGCAGGGTGAGATAGCAACTAACTGGATGCCCAGCGCTAGTGAGTTGCAAGGAGCGATCAACGCCACGGCCTCTGCCCTGTCGGGTTTGACCACGACTGTGAACCAGCTCGGATCAACGGTGGATTCCCAAGCTGGGCTGTTGACGGCGTTGCGCAGCGACTTGACGAACGTTTCCGGCAAGACGGATGCCAATGCGTCGGCGTTGCAGAACCTGACGACCCGAGTGACTACAGCCGAGGGGAAGATCGACTCGACCTCGACAAGCGTCACCAAGCTTCAATCGGAGATGAAGGCCAGTTTAGCGGGTGGCGGTGGGATGTTCCCGTCAGGGACGTTTGAGCAGTTCGCGGATGGGCATTTGCTCTCCCAAGGCTATGGGACCTCTTTCACCGTCAACACGTCGGCCAAGCGAAATGGGAATCGTGGGCTGTTGATTCAGGTGCCGTCTGACACACGCCCCGATCTCAATGCCGATTGCTATCCGGTCACCGAGTTCATTCCCCTCGTCGGAGTCCGCCGCCTGTACGTTGAAGCATGGGCTGCGCTTTCCTCTGGTAGTGCTGAGATTCCGTCCGACAACAAGAGCAATCTGCGTATTGGGGTGCAGACCTCTGCCGCGGGTGTCGGCGGTACGGGCAATGTTTGGACCACTGTGAACTGGGGTGTTGCCAGCCTATCGAAAACCTCTTGGACGAAGGTGAGCGGGTATGTGACGACCAACGCATCGGCGGCACAGGGGCGCTTGTTCATTTCGTTGCCCGGCCACGCGACCGACCCGAAGGCCCAGCGCGTGATCGGGTCGATTCTGCTGCTGGATGACATAGTCATCACCGACGTAACTGAGGCATATGCCGGACAGCAGGCTTCGGAGGCGAACGCGCAAGCCATCACCGGGCTCACCACGAGGGTTGCGAACGCAGAAGGCACGCTGGCCAGCACTGCAAGCCAGCTCACCGTGCTGTCCAGCACTGTCAATGCGTCCTTCAACCGCGGCGAGAACCTCAACGTCAATGCGATGTTCGACGGTGATATGGCGCCATTCGTCAAGGGGAACAGCAATCAACAGAACGGTGATGTGACCTGGATCTCTGGTGGCGGACAGCAGGGCAGCGCAATCCAGATGGTGCACAAGGCAGGTGCAGCCGGCTCGCCGTTCGTCTACGCCAACGGCGGTCGCTGGGTTCCACTGAAGACGGGGCGGACTGGTCGCAAGCTGCGTACGGTGATCGTTGCCAAGGTGGTGACCGGTAGTGCAACGCTGACCGCGCGCTGCCGGGCTCGGGATGCCACAGGCGAGGGCAACAACGATCAGACCACACCGAACCTCACGAGTGGCTGGCAGCGGTTTGTGCTGGAGCACCCAGTGGGCGACGCCCGCACTGAGGTAATGAGCCAGGTGTGGATCACCAATCGCGGATCCGGCGATGCGACAGTGCATGTCGATCGCATCGAGTTCTACGACGTGACCGACGAGCTGCTGATCAGCGCCAATGCTTCGGCGACGGCGGGACTTACCACGGCTATGAATCAGCAGGGCAGCAAGCTGGACGCGACTGCGCAGGACCTGGTGAGCCTGAAGACGCAGGTGGGTGATGTGTCGGCGAGCGGCTTCAACCAGCTGAAGACCCAGGTCACGCAGCAGGGGCAGACGCAGGCGTCGCAGGCGCAGCAGCTCACGGGCATCCAGACGTCGCTTGGTGGGAAGGCGGACGCCGCGGTTGTTGTGGACATGCAGGCGCAGGTGAAGAACCTCGGCGAATCCGGCAACCTGCTGATGAACACCACGTTCCCGTTCCGCCAACGGACTGGCTGGGGCTGGGGTGAGAACCCCGGTAACGGGTGGACCGAGCTTGGTAGTAGCGGCGCCGATGTGTACGATCCGGCCGGCATGTTCGGGTTGTCTGCGCGTTTCCAGGGAACCCTCGGGCAGAGTGGCTTCGGCTGGTTTGGCACCGAGTACGACATTCCTGTGGAGCCCGGCAAGTTCTACTGCGCCTCTGCTTGGATCAACACGCACCGCTGCGACGCCGCCGTGGAGTACAGCTTCTATGGGGCTGACGGTGGGCGTGTGGGTATTGCCCAGAGCCCGTGGACCGGGGCAGTGAATGCACAGGCAGGCCAGACTCTGGCTGCTATGAAACGCCCGTTCGCCATCGTGAAGGCCCCTGCTGCTGCGGTGAAGGCCCGTTTTCGCATCCTGCTGCGCGGTCTGAGTACGGCTGAGGCGAACCCTTACGTGTGGCTGTACCGGCCGATGGTTAGCATCGTGGCTGAAGGTGCCACCCAGCCCCCGCAGTGGAGCGCTGGTGGTACGGAGAGCAGCGCGTCCTGGGGCGTGAACGTTCGTGCTGACGGAAAGATCGGAGGCATCCAGCTGGCATCCAACGGGGTGATGTCCGCGTTCGACGTGGTGGCCGACATATTCCGCGTGTCGTCGCCTTCGGGTGGCCAGCGCACGGAGTACAGCGACGGGAACTGGCGCACCTACTACCCGAATGGGCAGCTCGCCACGCGCATGGGTTGGTGGCAGTAGCAAAAGGCGGGAGTGGCAAACGCCCTCCCGCCAATCATTAGAGGAGTAGAGCACATGCCCGCAGGCATCCAGACCTTCAATCCTGACGGGTCGTTGGAGATTGATTACACGACCCGCTTGGGGTCGTTCATTGGCACGGTTCAGACCGACGCTGTGCACGGTAATTCGACTTGGGTGGGACCGCTGCCCCCTGGCGATTTCCTCTTCTATGTGGTGCCTCCGCCGGCACAGCCTGGCCGCACGCCAACCGTTTGGTACTCGGATGGCCGGGTCTATTGGGGAACGGATGTGGATGCCAACGGGCAACCAGTCTTCTCCCTGGTCCCGGCAACTGTGCTGTACGGAGTGCACTGATATGCCAGCAGGCTTTGAGGCGTACACTCCATCTGGAACAGTGCAGGTCCGCAGTGATCTGCTTAACTTCCACCTGCGCCACAAGTTCGATATCAACGAAGCTGGCGCCGTTGCGTACCAGGTGTCGGGGATCGTAGTAACGCGATACGTCACGCGTGACTTCCAGGCCAAAAGCCCCGTGGTTGCGGTCACCGGTCCGAACAACAACTTCGGGCTCAGCGTCATTCTGACCAATCTCGGCGGCAACAACTGGCGAGTGTCAGCCTATACCGGCTCGTCGTTTGTCTTCGGTACGGTGTGGGTATACGACTCGGTTGTGACTGGAACGCCGGGCAAGACCGGAATCGAGGTGTACCGCGAGCACACCGGGGAGCTGGCCTTCGCTTCCTGGGCGAAGCCCCTACGCATCATGGGCGTAACTACTGCCCCATTCGGGGCGGCAGAGGGGGCCTATATGCAGGTCCCGGCCGGTCGGCGCTACGCGGTGATCTCGTCTCGTTCGTGTCAGCGGATCGAGCGTGGCGTGGGGTTCCGGTTGACCGGGCCGCAGGGGGACGGGACGGGCTCAGCGGGTTCGGGGCGCTTCTACTATGCCGGCGCGACTGCCCTGATCCCCCAGTCCGACAATGCGACGCAGTTCAGTGCATCCGGCCACTTCGTGCTGATCGACGTGACCGGCCATTGAACTTCGTACAGGTAGCGTCTAGCCGGAGGTTCTGTCGTGCTTCGGTTGGACGCTATGCCACGGGTTGCAGCAGATTCTCGCGATTGTCCCGCGGCGTGTTCACCGCGCGGCTCACCCGATAGGCCTCCATCGCCGGCGGCTCGCTCTCATTGAGCAACGCAGCCCGTCAGTCCGAAGCATGGTGCCGTTAGATCGAAGTCCAGTCGCTCGTGTCGGTCAGAGATGAGAATTTGCAGGAATTCGATCTTCTTCCCCGTTGCATTGTCGGTGACGAAGAGGTGGTAACTGCCGCTCGGTACTACGCCAAGGTTGTAGTAGCCATCTGGATTTACGGAGACGCTTGAAAATCCTGAAACAGGTACGCCGGTGCTTGTCGACAGAGTTGAGCCGTTCTGGAACAAATCTAGCGTCGCACCACCCGCGTTGATCGGCTTGCCTGCTCTTTTGATAAAGCCGTTTAGTTTTCCGGTGCCCGCGTCTCCCTGCTTAGGAAGGCGTATGTTGCCAATCGCTGGGCTATAGCGCCCCGAGTTCGCCGATCTATCGAAATCGTTCACTTCGATTCTGACTCCACCGTACTGGCTTTGTGCTGGGTTGTAGGAGCCAGAGTCATCGTACGGGTAAATCTCGATGGCGGCACCTGACACTAGTTGTCCCCACCCATGCTGGATCTGGTTAGGATGACTTGGATCGCACCAGGCGGAGGATGTGCAGTAGTTATCGTTTCTGTTATCTATGAACATCCCGAGCGGATGGTTGTTAGTGCCGTCTCGATAGTTGAAAACCTTGTAGTACGAGACTTGATCGACATTGGACATGACGCAGGCGCCATAGTAGACATCGCTGCTGTGGTGGCAGGGGTTGTATCGTTTGCCCGATTGGTCACTCCACCAAATGTCCAGTCCGATGTGGCCACGTCCTGGGGTAACGGTCCCCACGTCCAAATTGGAGAATGCGGGTCCGGCCGCCGAAGTGGGCGCTGTGAGGAATGACGTAAGAATGGCTGCGCCAGCTAGTCGCGAGAGCGAGCTTTTGAGCTTCTGTTTCATGCGCAATTCTCGTGGATTGGTAGAGCATTCTGGCAGCACGGGCTTTTGGGCGACAAGCACCCGTTCTATGAGCAAAAGCTAGTAGCGTAGGGATAACCCCGAACGTCAGTGGGTGGTTGCCTGATAGCGCGGATACGCCAAGGAAGTTATCCTGACCTTGCCGGATCCGGGGCCGAAGGCAGCTCAACCCGGGGGCGCGTGAGCAGCGCCGCGCCGGTTCTGCACAGTGGTCTAGCTTGCTTGGACTTCGCCGATTTGCTCGGTCAGAACTGTTAGAGATTGCTGGAACGCTCCAGCGAATAGATCGCTGGAGTCTGCCCTGTGTGTCGCCGCAATGGCGGGCAGAATTTGACGCCACGCGTCTGAAAGGGTTTCAGGCGCTGGGTGGGTGAGTACGCACATCCGCAGCGCATACTCCATCGCCTTGAGGTAGCCGCGGTGCATTTCGAGGCCGGCCTCGCAGGCTTGTAGGCGGTCCAGGATTTCATTGATCTCGGCGCTCATTGTGGTCTCGACAGATGGGGCGGGGGAGGCGATAGTTCGCGGACGCCTAGAAGAGCCCGCCATGAGCATCCTCAACGTTCTGCTGCGTCCTGACCAGCTCCTTGTTGCGGTTGATACCCTCGCGGAGGACGCCCGAACCGGAGCCCATTCGTCCGGCGCGAAGGTGCTCCTGATCCCGCAGCACAACTTGGTGTTGGCGGCACGCGGGTCCACTAAGTTCTTTCTTCGCATCTACGAGCTCGCCCTCCAGGCAAGCTTCCGGGCGGACTTCACGATAGAGCAGCTATCTGCCGAGCTGGGGCTGGTTGTGGACCAGCTATGGCCGAACTATGAAAAGGCAGCGGCCGAGGCCGGTCTATCGCTCGACCAACTCGGGACCGAGTTGGTGCTGGGAGGCTGGTCGCCTAAGAGTGCGCGGATGATTGCAACTGCCTATTCCAAAAGCGACAGTTCCCGGCCATCGGTGGTGCAGCCCTTGGATGGAGGAATGGCCTCCCCTGGGGAACCCTTAGTTGGCAGGCCGGATAGCTTTGCTCCAGCCGATGTCCTCGCGGCCGGCAGGATCCAGGCGACTTGGCTCAACAAACAGGTAGGTAGGCAGGTGGCGGGTGGTCGACTTTTGGCCGCCGTACTCCGCGAGGGGCAGGCGGTGATCCAGGATCTAGGGCCGATATAG